GACCAGTGCGCGCAAAGTTTTCTTCTGCATCACCGTGTATTTGTTGTCTATCTTCAAGAATTTTGTTTATTTTTTGAGACATTTACATACGCCATTTCTGTGCGCTCGTATTGCCTCATTACTGCTTTTAATACCTTCCGATCTAAGCGCACTTAAAACAACATTTGCAGATAAACCTTTTGCCCACGCATCATCTAATGCCTTTTGATTTTCTGGCGTTAAATTGTCATACATATCTTGATACGGACACCAGTTTGCTGATTTTTTACCTTTGTTTGCCTCTTTTAACTTATCTGCCAAACTCATAATTGCCACCTTTCGTTAAGCAGATCATACACACAAAAGTATGTTGCTCGTATATTAAACCGCAAATTAGCCCTTACTTATTTTGGCACAAGTGGCGCACCTACGACCGCGTTGCCCTTTCACATACCGAGTATTTTGTGGCGTAAAAGCATGACCGTGTTTGCAATGGGTTCTGGCGCTTCTTGCTTTTACAAGCAAACTTCTCTTAATATTGTTTGATTGAGTTATTGCCTGTAAGTGTTTTGGATTGACACAACTAGGGTTGCGGCATATGTGGTCAATTATTAAACCTTGTAAGATCACGCCTTTGAAGTGTTGATACGACCATCTGTGAGCAGTAACTGTTTTACCAGTTTCATCGGTAAATAAACCGTATCCGCTTTCTAATTTAGATGCATTCCATAACCAACACTCATTTGTGATCGTGTATTTAGCGTGAAATCTGCCTTCAATATCCATATGAATACCTGTGACTAGGCGGTTGAACTTCCCCGATACAACCGCCTAGTCAAAGTGTTATTTAGTTTTTTTCTTGCTTTTGCTAGCAGCAGCAATTATTGCATTTTCTACAGTATCCGCAACTAGACCAAATGCAGGGTCATTTTTATCAATACCGCGAATAGCAGGTCCGACAACTGCGGCAAGAGTCGCAAATACAAGTGCTTTAATATCTGTAATACCAGCACCATATAACGCAACCGCAGTTACCGCAAAGTGGCGTAATGCAGATTTAAGCATTTCAATATGTTTCTTTTCCATTTTTACTCCTTTGGTCTAGCGATTGCCATGATTGTTTTGTAATCACGCTTTTTCAAATAGTAACCATCACCATTTGATTGACTGCCTGATCTACCGCTTGAAGTGTTACCTTCAAATACTTGAATATATTTTAATATTGTATTGTGGTATTTAACAATTCCGACATGATCTGGTTGAGCATCTTCATCAAATTGAAAAAACACAATGTCGCCTCTTTGGGCTTGTCCTAACGGTACAAGTTGATTGTTTTTTGTTAAATGCTTTAACCATAGATCACAAGATGCAAAGCCTTTTCTTGTGTTAGCAACTGATTTGATAATGCCAGCGTCAAAATACATCTTAGATGCAGACATAGCGCACCAAGGTTGATTGTTCATACCAAACCATTTGCCAAATGTTGTATCGTTATTTGCGCCTTCGGTATAGCCGATAGATGCCTCACATAATTGAATTACCTTATTTATTGACATTTAATAACATTTCGTAAATTGCATCAATGCGTGTTTCTAATCGTTTGATTGTGTCGCCTTGCCTATTTTGTTCGTCACGCAAAGAATTTCCGCCATTGGGTTTTAATTCTGCAAGATAGGATTTAACAAGATGGCGCACTCCAATAGCAACTGCGCCGATAAGTGTTGATACACCTACTGCAAAACCTATCCATTCATTTACACTCATTTTATGTCCAAGTCAGTATGCGTACAGTTCCGTTTGCATCAACGATCTTGGCTTGATTGGTTGTTATATTTAACCAAGCATCACCTTTGCGCGGATTGCTAGGGTCTGATGTTACATTAGGAAATGTAAATCTGGTAGCAGTTTCAAGCAAACGCAATCTGCGGTCAAGATCGGAAAATAACACTCTTAACTCAGGTGGTTGATTGATATATGCCATGATTTCCTAGTTTGTTGTGGTAGTTAAAGTTAATGTTACACGCTCTGGACCACTTTCACCGGGCTGCACTTCAATTCCAACAATGCGATAAACCTCATCTAAACCAGCCTGTACCGCAGTACCTACACCAGTTGCAGGAAAACGCTCATCTGTAATACGCAATCGTGCGCTATCACCGATCGCATAAGTACCGTATGTCGGACTTACATACGCAGGTACAACAAGTTTAATTACTGTTGGCGGATAAGAAACTGCAACAACTTGCCCTTGCGCTAATTCAGCAAGATAAGTTGCATCTGTAACATCTGAATAATTTGCTTGTTCTTCATATAAAGCCCAACCATCATTCAAAAATGTTGTATCTTGAAAAGTTGCTTCTAATTTACCTTCATTTGAACCAGCACCGAGTGCGTACAAAGTGTTAGCAACTAATGAACCATCTTCGGGATATTCATATTCAACTACATTTCCAGCAGGAAATTCAAATACCAAAGCATCTGCATCAGTTGTGGAATATGTTGTTCCAATTCTTGGATAACCTAATGTAAGTGTTTTTGTAGGCGCGCCTGAACCGTCATAAGCAACATCAATATTGAAGTCAAAACCATTTTCTGCACGCGATAAATCTTGTAATGCAGAATAAAAAGTTTTCTTTTCATACTCATAATAAATTCTGGATACCAATACGCCAGAAGTTTCAACGCCTACTTGCACTCCAATATTGCCATATGGAACACCTTGCGCTAATGAGATTAAGTTTTGCGCAATACTTAGTTGATCAACATTGGTAAATACCTGATCTGATGTAATTCTGCGTTTTTCAAAATATGACTCAAATTCTCTAGCGTTAATTGTAAGAGTTTGACTTGAAGATTGGTAACTGCGGTTCCAGATAATTCCGCCCCATACCAAAACACCATCACGATCTACATATATGGCACATTTAGCAGGAATAGTTGAATTTGTTACATTGAAAGCCGTTGAATTAACGCCCGACAAAAGAATATGTCCTTGTAATGAACCTGCTTGATTAAGTTGAGATCCAAATGACACACCAGTTAAGGATAATTCACCAATAATTGTGTTTGTTAATAAATCAGCAAACAAATAACGATATGAAGTAGTCATGCCGTTACTTTATTTCTGTATTGGTTTCTTTCGCCATTTCAGCAAGTTTTGCGTCCACCATTGCTTGATTTACACCTGAAAGTCCAACCTCGTAAAGATAGTCAATAGTCGGTTGAGTAAATGTTTTTCCGTCATAAGTTGAATGAACATGAGGAATTTCTGCATCACTCAACCAAACATAACTATCAAAACCATGTTCTGTTTTTACAAGATCGGCAATTTCTTTATTCTCTGATTCAAATACAGCAACCAAAACAACGCGGTTGTTTTTAATAAATGCGTAATGTTTTTCCATGATCTCTCCTTATTGCCACCAGAAAATTCGACAGTATCCTGAATCACCTGCTGCGCCGTTTTGCGCACTTCCCGGACCACCTGTCCAAGCACCGCCACCGCCGTTACCACTATTGGCTAATCCAGCAAAACTTGTTATGGCTGGACTTCCGTTGAAATAAGTAGCGGTATGAGAACCACCTGCTCCAAATCCGTATAATCCTGGACCACTCATACCTGCTGGAGTTCCATTAACTGAGGTAATCGCACCATTTACAGCAGAACCGCCAGCACCGCCAGCACCGCCCATACCCTTATCTGCACCTTGTGTACCTACGCCGCCACCTGAACCGCCTAAGCCTTGTCCACCGCGACCAAATGCATTACTTCCACCCGCACCGTTATTACCGCCACCTCTTGCGTTTGTTCCAGCAGCGCCGTCACCAGCACTCACACCGCCATTAGTTCCTGTTCCGTAACCACCGCCACCGCAAACAAGTAATGAACCAAAAGAAGAATTAGAACCAACAGAACCAATGTTTGCAGAAGTTCCACCTGCGCCACCTGCGCCGATCACAACAGAATAAGAAGTTCCGGGCACAACAGTTAAGTATTGTTTTACAACCTGACCGCCACCGCCAGAGCCGCTTCCATAATTTGCCGTTGAAGTAGCCGCACCTGAACCACCGCCACCAGCAACTAATAAACATTCAATTTGAGTTACGCCAGCAGGAGCAGTCCAAGCAGTAGTACCAGATGTAAATTCTTGATACTTAGGAACTAATCCGCCACCAGCGGCAGGAATAACTGCAATACCCATTACGAAATCTCCACTCCGCTAATGTGAAAGTTAATTGTCGTTGCGCTTGCGCCACCTGTGATCGTATTAGTGGTGTTCAATACTTGTTTCAAGTCAATGTAAATTGTTGTGTTTGCTGCAATAGTAGTAGTTGTATGCAATGCGACTTGACCTGCTGCTGGTCCAAGCGCCATAGTAAATGTGCCTGATGAAGCAGCGGTATTTGTAACTGCAATATTACTTACAACAGTTGTAGTTGAAGCAGGAACGGTGTATAAAACTGTGGTTGTCGTAAGTGAGGCTGCTGTTCTCGCCAATACTTTTGTTGATGATGCCATTTACATACTCCCTTTCTTAGAGTGCGCCCATAAGTATAAGCGTTAATTCATCAATAATACTGCCCGGTGCATTTACCGCAGATAAATTTATATCGCCTGTTGCATTTATCGTACCAGCAATTGTTGGACTTGTGCTTATTGCCACGCTAGGAATTGGACCAGTTCCGTTTGTAACGGTAATGCCTGTACCGCCTTGAACTTCTGTAATATCTCCAACAGGTAAGTTTGTTGTAACACTTACGCGTGTATCTGTAATGTTGGCGTTTGTGATCGAAGTTGCTCCAGCGGCAACTGCAATAGTTGCTAGTGATAAGGAATCAACTGGCGTTGAAGGTGCGACTGGAGAACCAGCAGGAGTTCCTGCAATAACTTGAAAAGTAACTGTATTTGAAGCGCCTGTGTAATAAGCATCTTGAATTGTTACAACAACGAGATCAATTCTAGGGTTTGAAGGGTTTGCGGTCGTAACTGTAAGTTGAGTAGCGGCATCATTGTAAAATTGATATACGCCCATATTTGTTGTGAAGTTACCAACTATTGCGCCCCAACCAGCCGCAACTTGTACCGCCATTGCTGGAGTTGCAGCCTGAGTTACCGCAAGAGAAGATGTGTTGATAATTCCCGATGAAGCAATAATTGCTTGCATAGATAAGCGATCATTTTCGGCAGGGTGAGAACCGTTTTGTAACCAACTCGGTGGTGTGCGTAATGCCATTATCTTCTCCTAAATGTAAGCATTGTACCATGTAACGGTAGCGGCGGTTAGTCCTGCGGTGGTTGTGGAACCTGTCAAATAATACTGCGAAGTACCTGCTGGCGCATCAAACCAAGTACCTGTTGAAAGTAAATTTCTAGCAGATGCGCCATTAAGTGTGATAAGTCGGTTTTGAGTGTCGATCACCAATGTATCGGTATTTGTAATTGTTCCCGATAAATTCAAATAATTACCTGTTGTAACATTTCCTAGCGTTGGATTTGTAATTGGACCAGTAATTGTTATTACTGGATAAGTGGTAGCCCAACCGCTATTTACAACATTTGTAAGGCTGGTATATGAACCAAAACCATATACAAGATTGTAAGTACGGTTATATGTGCGCCCTGGTGCCACAGATACAGATAATGATGCACTTTGTTGTGTTGAGTCATAATAATTAGGGTCAGGGCAAAAAAACTCAACTTGTGATGTGATCATGCCATATGTGTAATCGGGATCTACCGAAGTACGCAAAGCACGCACACGCGCATTTACAAATTGCTCTCCCGAAGGTGGCAAAATGAAATATAAAGGCGTTGTTCCTGATGTTTGTGGTAATAACTTTGCCTGAATTAAATTAAAGTTAGTTTGAGCAGAGTTACCGCCAGATGTAGCAAAAGTTTGAAATGTAATTGAGATCATGCGACCGCCTAAAAAGTCACGACCAGAAAACATACCATCTTGATATCCTCGGTTATCATCTTGATTGCGAATTCCGGGCAATCCTTCTAAACCTTCAACGGACAAAATTTGATAAGGCGAACCAGAACCACCAAATGTAATTCCTGCAAAAGAAAATGAATAACTATTTGTAATAACAGGCATTATATAGCCACCACACTTCTGAAACCGCTAGATGTACCAAATTTAATTGCGCTTAAAGTTTGAGTAGAAATTTCGCTGGCGCTCGCGGTTGGATATGTAATGTTTTGAGTTATGTTCACTCCAGATGCGGCATTTATTCCTGCAAGAGTATTTGTATTTACACTTGTAGGAGTTGTTGTAACAGTTTTGGTTGGTGTAACAACAGTATTTGGTTTTGCTGGAATTGTGACTGTTGGCGCGGTAAATGTTTTAGCGTTACCTAAAGCAGTTGCAAGTGCTTTGATTGCGGCTATTGTTTTATTTGTAGCACCTGTGATCGAACCAAGTTTTTCAACCATGTCTGCTTCAATATCAGCAAGAGTATCTGCTAACTCTTTGCGAGTAGCATCTTGTGCTTCTTGGAACTTGATAAATGCTTCGCCTAATGCTTCTTGTAAATCTTTATTAACTTCTGTTATTGACTCTGCTAAATCTTTATCAATTGCAGCGATTGTTTCTGCTAGATCAGCCTTTAATGATGCAATAGCGCTATCGCGTGTTTTTTCCGCTTCTGCCATTGACTCATTAAATGTTTTGTTAATTTCAACCTGTGCTTCGGCATATTGTTTTGCCTGATCTGTAAGAGCAAGTGCTAAATCCTGTTGAGCATCTTTATATGCCTCATTTAACTCACTTGTAGCAAGGCGTGCGCCTTTATTCATTTCTGTTGCGAGTGCATCTAAACCAGAATTTTGAGTATTTTCCATATCAAGGAAAGTTGCTTTTAATTCATTGATTGTTTCAGGCGTAGCATTTTTCAAACTATCGGCTAATTTATTACCAACATCTGGTCCAGAAGCAACAACTTGTTCAATAAATGTCTGTGAGAAACCTTGCGCTTGTAACATTGCAGCATTTTGCGCAAGTTGTTTAGCACCAGCCAATTTTGCCTTCATTGCGGTTAGCAAACCTTCTGCGTTTTGAGAACCGCTTTCTTCCAGCCCCTTGAATAAATCTGTAACACTAAATTCTGTACCTTTTGAAAAAGCACTACGCAATCTATCAACAGATTGTTTAATAATAGATAATAATTTGTCATTACCAGATTTAGTAATTGACTCAATTTTAGTTTGATTATCTTTTGAAAGTTTTGCTAGATCATCTGCCTTTTTAGCATTTAACTTACCCATATCTTCATTAAAGCGTGTTTGTGCTTCTTTTATTTTTTTGTTCGTGTCAACTTCTGCCTTTAATTTCTTTTCGGCAGCATCTTTATTTAACTTTGAAATTTTATCTTGTGCATCTTTGTTTAACTTAGCAGTTTCTTTGGCATAATCTTTATCAATCTCTGCCATTTTTTCACTAAACTTAGATTGAGCATCAGAAATTTTACCTTGAAAATCTTTTACGATCTTCATATAATCTTCATTTGCTTTTTTGGTTGCTGCTTGCGCGGCTTTTTGTTCTGCAGTTGTTTTACCGCCAGTTGTAGGTGTTTGATCTGCACCAAAATCAGGCATTTGTGTTTCTAAAAATGTAAGTTTGATTGGTTTATTTAATTTATCCAATTTACCACTTAAATCAGTAGCCATCTTTGCGGCTTTATCACCCATGTCGCTTATGCCATCAAGCCCTGAATTTATGAAATCTAAACCTTGTTTAGCATATTTACCTACGCCCGGAAGTTTAGAAAGAACAGTAAGTAATGCACGCAAAGGTCCTGTTACAACTTTCATAATTGCTTCAAACACTTTTGCAACTATAGGAATAATTGAAGCAAATGCATTTAATGCTATCTTTGACATATTGATAACTGCTTTACGGAAAGCCTCAGATTTATTCCATAACATTACAAGCGCACCAATAAGAAGTACCGCAGCCATTACTGCAAGACCGATCGGGTTAATTGCCATAGCACCGTTAAGAGCAATTTGTTGTCCTGTTAATGCCATAGTTGCCGCTTTAGCAACGCCTTGAATAAATGCCCATGCTTTTGTGGCAATAGTTATTGCTTTGAGTGTTAATGAGTAAGATGCTAACGCAACAGTAACGGTTAAAATAATACCGCCAAAGATTTGAAATGCAGTTGAGTTGCGCTTTACAAAATCTACAACTTTATTAAAATTCTCAATAAGGCTTTTGAGTTTAGGAATTAACACCGTACCAACAGATTGTGCGGCATTGTTAAATTCTTCTTTAAGAATTTGTAATTGAACAGTAAATGTTTCTGTTGCTTTTTGTGCTTGACCGCTTAACTTTTCTTTTAATTCTTCCATTGCTTTTGCAGTTGCTTCTGCTTTAGGTAAATTTTCATCTAAAACAATTCCAAATTGTTTAAATACTTTACCTGCTCCCATATTTGCTTTTAGAAGAACCTGTGAAGCCTCTTCCAAACTCATTGATTTTGCTCTTGCTAAATCTGCCGCCATAGCCAATAAACCTTTTGACTTTGTTAAATCTCCAGTTGATTGAATTAAAATTTGCATACTTGCGGCTGCTGCTTCATCATCAAATCCAAGTTTGACAAAACTGCTAGAAAGTGCATCGATCTCTGCTCTTGTTGCGGCAGTATTTAATCCTTGTGCCACCAAAGTAGCATTTAACTTAGTCATAATGACTTCGGCATCCATTGCCTCTTTAATACCAAGAGCAGCAAAACCAGCAAATGCCGCACCCATAGCCAACAAACCAGCGGTAGCAACACGACTTGCTTTGTCAATGCCACCGATTGAACCACCAGCCTTCATTGACTGATCTTCCATCTTGCCTAGTTCATTATTAACTTGCTTAAATTCTGCAATAGCCTTGTCTGCAACTGCTTTAATCTCAAAGATCGCTGGTGGTAAAAATGCCATTATCTGACCACCTGTCCAATGTGTTTAGCAATAATTGCAGGAGCAACTGCTTGAAATCTAATAAATGCTGGCTTCATGTAAGGGAAACCAGCCATAGCAGAAGTTCCTTTCCATGACTCAGGCGCATACGCACCACCTAATTCAACGGCGCGTCCATATTCTATTGTTGGACCAACAATAGCAGAATAACTAGCAAAACCTTTGCGAAACTTCTCTCCGCGTATAGATCGGCGCAAGTTACCTGTTCGGTTCATAGGCGGTTGCCCAGATGTAGCCTTTTCGCCTTTCTGTCTGCGACCTTCAATTTGTTCTTTGGATAACTGAATAAGTGCAAGCATCATTTCGTTACGAGCGCCTTCTGCGCCTTTGTCCAGATCGGCGCCAGCCTTTTCTAATGCGTTACGCACCAGTTTAAGATTTGATGTTATCACTCTCAACCTGTTTCACTAATGAAGAAATAGCAATTATCCAATCCAACAACGCGGCAGGTTGTTCATCTACTTGTTGTGGTGTCCAACCGAAGTCCTTTGCGCAAATGAAATACAACCACTCTTCATCTGGATATGTAAAGGCTTCATGTCTTTCACCACCTTCAAGCAACCATCTTAAGCGTTGGAGTTTTCTAAAGGGCTTTCGGCATCCTTTTCATTTGCTTCTGTATTAGCCAATGCAGGGAATAATACCTTTTGCGCTTCTTTTGTTTCTTCAACAAGAAAATCGTAATCAGCCATTTCAAGTTCATCTAATGAGTCAATTTTGATTGACGGAATAATTAGATCAAGTGACCAATCTTCTACAAGCACGGCAAGTAATCCATCTGTTAATGAAAGGGCTTGCATAATTCCTTCATCTGCTTTACCTGCGTTCATATAAATCTTTTTACGATCTTTTACACGCAAATCTTTTGGGTCGCGTAATGAAACTGTTGCACCACTAGGTAGTGTGATTTTCTTTTTTGACATTTTATTTCCTTCCGATCGGTAAGTGCCTTCCAATTTTACAATAAATAGGTGCTAGGGGGCGGGAACAGGGAAGGCGACTGCTCGACCGACCCCCTAGCACATTTGTTCTGTTACTTAGATATAAGTACCAGAAGCCTTTGCATTTTGTAATACCCACTTAATAGGAGCAAAACCGCCAGAAGCACCTGCATCTGTGGTGTTACCAAGACCGTTAATTGAGACCATAATTTTTACAAAATCATCTCCACGATCATAAGCGGAAGCGGTATAAGCACCCTTTGTAATGGTTGCTTGAATTTGAATTGCAGCAGCACCTGCGCCATAAGCCCAGTTAAGGACAATGGAAGGTTGTGTGTTTGTTAAGTAGCGTGTTAATTCTGTATCCGCTTCCATAATAAACTCAATATCACCTGTAACATCAAGAGCACCAACAAATACGCTAAATGGGTCTTGTGTTTGTGAGATGCCATAGATCGGTGTAACTGATCGCTTCATCGCAATTGTGCCAGTCATAGCATTTGATACTGTGCTTCCACCGATAGTTACAGTTCCTTGCCAAACTGGTGTTGGCAAAAGTGTGCTAAATGTTGGTGTTGGTGCAGTAGTTGTTGCAGATAAGTTACCTGTGGACTTTGCATCAAATTCCAACATACCGTCTGCATTAAACTTTAGTGTTACATCATGGAATTGTTGTGCCGCATAAGTGCGTACCGCAACTGCATAAAAATCTGTAAGTGTGTAAGAAAGCGGTTGAACATCTGTAGTTGCCGCAAGACTATTCTTTAATGAGATCGTGTGTGTAAATGGAGCAGATGCGCCAGTTGTAGCGCAAGCACCCATAATACCTGTTAATGCGTAACCGATACCATCAGCAAATACCGCACCACCAAGATCAAATGTAGATCGTGTTCTGCCCGGAATATAGTTGTAATTTTCAACCATAGCACCGCGAAGTCCTTGGTCGTACAATGGGTCAATTACATTTACTGGCTTTACAGTATCTTTATTGACTAGAAGGTAATCTGTCGGTGCAACCGCAGTACCTTTTGTTGTTTCTTTTGCAATTCCTATATAGGAACGGACGGAATTTTGGACTGCCATTTACTCACTCTCCTGCGGTGTTATGAAGGTTGGTTTGGTTGAAATCTTAGCACTAACACTAATAACTTCATGCGCATTAAAATCATCTGGCGCATCAAATTCATCATTTGGCGCCACAACAATCCCAAGCGAAGGGAGCACACGCTCGTCTGTTCCCGTGTATTTGTACTTTGCCATATGTTCTCCTTATGCTTGTATCATTTCGGTAACATCAAACTGAATTTCAGCGTATGTTTCCGTTGCTCCCTCGGCAACCGTTTGCGGTTCGCCATAAGTAGCGTTGATGATCGGTTCAGCACCTTGCCAAACCAATGTACCTGTTGCATCTCCAAAATTGTGATCTGAGCGCAATCTTGTCTTAATGTTATCAACAAGTGTATCAAAATCAGCCATTGCATCTTCTGCGTTTCTATGCAGAGAGTGATGAAAGATTTGTAAAACTATTGAGTAATCTACACGCTTCCAACCGTTAGTAGCACCACCGATTGCTAGGCGTGTTTCATTTTCAGATTGAATAAATACCACAAGTGCGGCACGCGATAATTGCCCTGCGGTTGAATTTACCTGAAAATTTATGCGCTTAGGAAATGAAGTGAATACTTGATTGAGTGTAACTATTTGCGGAGTTGCTAAAAATGTTGCCAAAGTGGCACGGACTCCTGTGCGCCCTGCCATTATCTAACCCTGCGATAAAGTTTAATCATTTCTAGCGCAGAAGCAATATCTGAACCAAAGCGTTGTGAACCATCAACATTTGCAGTAGCCCCTGTTGTGATCTGCATAGTCATAGAGTTATCTCCACGCATTTTGATAAATGCAGTTGTGATAAGAATACAAGCCTGTTTAATCGTCATTGGCATATTACCAATTGCAACTCCTGCGGCGTGTGTTGAAACTAGCGCAGTTGTGATCGGTACTGTGGTTGAACCATTTGTGTAAGTAGATGCAACTGTTACATCTTCACTTAATGCGCCATCATAGATATGTAAAATTTGACCAGCAATAATACCTGCGCCACTTTTAACAGTAAGTGTAGTTTGTGTTGCAGTTGCCGTAACAATTCTTGTATTTACATAACCTGCGACATAAGTGTATTTTGTAAAGAGTTGTTGGCGCGGAAAACCACCGCCAAATGCAAGTGGTCCTTGACTTGAATATGAAGTTGATATTTGTGATAACGGAATAATAATTTGCTGATTTTCAAACCAAGTTTGTGAACAATCTGGCAAAGTAATTAAATTAAGTGGATTTGAACCATATTGAAAATCTGATAACTGAACAACTGGTGAATTATCAGGGTGTAACGCAATATAACCTTCAGTTGTCATGCGTGTGCGTTGAGTTTCTACATATGTTGTAGCGGTTAAATTTCTATTTAAGTGTGCGTCCATATAGGAAGATGCACGCATGATCACATTTGCTAATTCTGCATCTTGCGCGCCAGAGTTACCGCCTACAACAAGATTGTCAAAGTCAATAGATGTTGGCGCATTTTTGTATTCAGCAATGGTGAGATAGGCACTTTCATCTTGTGTATCAGGTGTAATACCTACTGCCATTTGTTATTCCCCATCTCTTGCTGGTGTTCCATTTTCATGCCCACACCGTGAGCATTTTCTAAACCAAGAACCAAAACCGCACTCAACGCAAACAAAACCTAGTGATGAGTCATTTGTTGTACCCATCAAACTTGCCTCAAAAAAACCTTCTGCCTTTAACGCCTTTGCATCTTTTGAGTTTGAAACTTCTACCATGCCTTTTTTGTTTTGATTGTACTTGCGCACACCGCGAGATGTGGTTATATCAACGCCTCTTAATCCTTGTGGTCCAACCAATTTTGTCATGTTTATCCTTCATTAAGTAAATAGACACCGTGCGCCTTCCTGCACGGCATCTATTTATTGCTTACTAAGCCTTGACAATTCCTGATACTGCGCCGTTCCATGCTGGAGCAGTGCAGAAGAAGTTACCACGGAAGTATGTGCTGAACTCATATGCGAACTGAGTTACGGGCCATTGAATGCCCATGTAATCCTGAACCATGAAGTTAGCCCAAACATCTGTTACCTCTGTGTCTGGAATTGGAAGTGTGTATGAAAGCACTGGTGATACACCCTGTGGAAGCCAAGGGTGAACAGTTAATGGAACCATCTTTCCTGTGATCTCA